TCGCAGAAGACTTCGGAAGTTTCGACACAATAGAACACTGCGATAAAGTGGCAAATGAGTTTAGATTAAAACTCGAAAAAGCAGGAAGTGATTCAGTCACAGTATGTATTCCAGCTACAAGTGAAATGGATAAATAATGGATATATTATTACTATTAGCATTAATTTGGGGGTATAACAACCAACCAAAAGATGCCGACCCAGTATCACCAGTAGGAACAACATTTAATCAAGCAGTAGGATTTGAGTGCGAAAGCAATTGTGATCCTGTTACAACTAACATAGTATCGACTACAACTTCTACAACTGTGGAAGAAATTATAGCTGAGCTTGAAGCAATGACAAATACTACTACTGTAACAGCTACCACTACCACAACGGGAACGGTAACATCAACAGGAACATCAACTGGAACTTAATCGAAAGGATAATAGTGCTATTTATAATAGTAGCACTTACTTTCTTAGTCTTCCATGATAGGAAATACTATGCAAAAGAACTAGAGATTAGTAGAAGCATAGAGTTAGCAAACTGGCAAAAATTAAACCAGTTGGAGAGTAGAATAAATGGACAAAATCAAAAAATTCTTCGCAACAATGAAAAGATGGTGGATTGTATTAAAAAGCAAGTTCATTACTCTGTATACATTGACTGTGAGTTACAACCAAATTTGGGGAGACCATGACGATCAAGTATTCGTAGTGCGAAAATTTCTAGTAAAGAAACCAAATCATCTTAAGTTCAAAACTGAAGAAGGAGACATTGTCGAGTTCCAAGGTGCTGAAGGACTTAATTATAAAATAGAGGCAATGTAATGAATCAATTCTTTTTAGCTTTATTATTAGTATTAGGTGGATTATGTTATTGGCTATGGAATGAAAATAAAATTCTAGTAGCAAATAACGCCGCTTTGGAAGGAGCAGTAGCTACCCAAGAAGAAACAATAGCCACCATGCAAAATGATTTTAGCTTACAAACAGAACAACTACAGTCAATGACACTGAAAAGTCAAGCTGCTCAACGAGAGTTGAATAGATATACACAGTTTATACAAAACTATAAATTAACAGCAAAAATACTGGAAGATCCAGTAGATATGGAGAGAAAAATAAATAATGGAACAAAACACGCATTTGAAGACATTGAGAAACTTAGCGATACCGTTGACGATCTTGATGATGGGCTCCAGCTGCAGCCTAATTCCAACTAAAGTAGTAGAGGTAAGTGCAAAACCTATAGAACGAACAATCGTTCAACCAGTTATGCCCCGAGAAATCGACCTTAAGACTCCTACTTGGATAGTTGTTACCCCAGATAACTGGGAAGACCAACTGGCTCGAATAGAAGATCAAGAGGGAGAATTAGTATTTTTAGCTATGACCATACCAGACTATGAATTAATGGCATATAATACACAAGAATTAAAAAGATATATTACTGAATTAAAGGATGTAGTAGTATATTATCGTAAAGTTACAACCGAGGATATATCACCGAGTGGCAATTAGACGCACAGTAATGAACATCATTCAAGACCAGTTAAGTATTAATAATCTTAATATAACAACTGATATTATTGATGAAACTAAGGCGGATAGCCTTGACATAGTTGAAATTATAGTAGATGTAGAAAATCACTTCGACATCGAGATACCAGACGAGCATATAGAAACACTACGCACAGCAGGAGATATAATATTCTATGTGCAACGAGTACTTAAAACATGCTAAGTAAAGTATCTAACTGGTGGGCTATGCTCACAAATTACAGATTAATGATGAAAGGCGTAAAGTTCTTTGATAAAAACCCAGTAGTGCAAGGACGATTTGAGGAAAATGAAGATTGGCTCGAAGAAATCGATCACGAACTGGATAATATTTTAAGAGACCATAAGGTCATACAGAAGCGTCTATCAGAGATAGAAAACTTATTGAAGGATAAGTTAAAAGACCCCTTCTGAGGGGTAAGCCTCGTAAGAGGAGAAGGAGAGAGAAATGTTAGGATTCCTACAATGGGTTATAGGATGGATTCAGGTTATACCGTGGTTAGTCATGAGTGCCTCAATCATAGCTGCGTGTACTGACACACCAAAAGATGACAAAATAGTCGGGAAGATGTATAAAATTCTTGATTGGTTTGCTATCAATGTGGGCAAAGCAAAGCAGTCCGCAAAGGAGAGTTAGTAAATGGCACAACCTTCCGAACAATTTCAAGGTGACATGAGCCGAAACGAGGTCGAAATTGACCTTAATAAATTCATGGCAATGGTTTCTGAAATAGGAGAACTAAAAGACCAAATCAGAACACTAGAAAATGAGAAAGAACCAGACAATCCATGGCAAAAATGGATATGGTTATCGCAAATGGTAGATTCTTGGAGAATTTTCCCAAGACTTTTCCTTAGTGTATATATTTATTTATTGTATTATTGCACAATGTGGTTTATGGAATTAGATACTCCAACATTAGAACAATCAGGACTCATTAGTATCGTAGTAGGTGCTGGTGCAGCATGGTTTGGACTATATGCTGGAACAGCTAAAGATAAGATAAACTCAAAATAGTTCTTGACTTTTTCTCATACATTTAGTATAATATAAATTATGAAAAAATTTAAAGACATTAAAAAAATCAAGCCATCAAAGAAGAAAGAACAGGTCTGCCCTTACTGTAAGACTACAGAAAATGCAGATGGTCTTTGTGGCGTATATAAATGTTGGAAGTAAAGTATGAATTTATTTTACTTAGACGAGGATCTCGATAAGGCAGCCCAGTATCATGTTGACAAGCATATTGTTAAGATGCCCTTGGAAGCTGCCCAGATTCTTTGCACAACAATCTATATTGACAAATTTCTAGGGTATGTTCCTCGTGCGTTAAATGCAGACGAACGAGAAGTTCTGAACAAAGTAAAAGCTGAAATTAAGCATTTACCATTGGAGGAGCGACCCTTCCCCTACCTACCAATGATGTATAATCATCCCTGCACAATCTGGGCACGGGAGTCATTGGATAATCATGAATGGGTTCATTGCTATGCAAATGCATTGAATGACGAGTATCATTATCGCTATGGCAAACTACACAAATCAGTAATGGAAGTAGTAAATAAACTACCAGAGCCAGTACATCTTGAAAGAGTAGGATTTACAGAGTTCGGATTGGCAATGCCAGACGACCTAAAAGATTATGATAATCCGATACAAAGCTATCGAGATTATTACCATTTGGACAAAGCAACCTTCGCAGCTTGGTCTCACAGAGATAAACCAGATTGGTGGAACGAAGATTATGCAGATTACGAAAAAAGGATAACAGCACAGTGATCAACTCAAAAAGGTGGCAAAATAACTCTGACGAGTGGGTAAAAACCATGACAGAGTCCAAAGAAAATAAAGAACAGTATCAAAAGTATTATAAAAACACAAACAATCCTATATCGTATAGAGATTGGTTAAGGGAGAAAATAAATGGCACAACCACAAGTCCAACAGAGACCAGTTGATAAAGAACTGGAGAAAAAAATAAAAGAACAAGCCCAAGACAGGAGAAACGGATAACTGTGAAAGACAAATTTAATGAAGAAATAGCATTGAATATGCTAAGAAATCATATTATAGGCACATATCAAAGTCATTATAGTATGGGCAAAGCACAGTCTACAGAATTTATCTTTGATGCAGGACATGGAGAAGGTTTCTGTATAGGAAACATTATTAAATATGCACAAAGATATGGTAAGAAAGACGGAAAAAACACTGATGATTTATTAAAAATTTTACATTATGCAGTAATGCTATTAGGAAAAGAGTTAGAAGATGGCAGTTAGAAAGAAAAGAGAAGAAAAACTTTCCGAAACTAATATTAATAAAGTAATAGAACTACTAGCTAGTGAGAAACCTATTACCAAAAAAGAGGCGTGTGAAATATTAAACATTGCATACAATACAACTCGTCTCAGCAAGATCATAGCAGATCATCAAGAAACAATAGAATTTCGTGCAAGAAGAAAAGCACAAAACAAAGGCAAGGGCGTTACAGAAGCAGAGAAACTCTCCATAGTAAAGTATTATTTAGATGGGGCAAATGTATCTGACATTGCAAAGGCATTATATCGTTCCCCTGCTTTTATTAAAGCCGTCATTGAACGGTTGGGAGTACCACAGAAACTTCCAGAAACAGACTACAAAGGTATTCGAGAGGCAATGATTCCCGAAGCCTGTGTGTCAGAAGAATTTGAAACTGGAGAGAAAGTTTGGTCAGCACGAGGTAATTGTATTGCCATAGTGAAAAAAGAACTTACCAGTGATCGAACAAACTATAAAGAAAAATATGGTAGCAAAATGTATCATATTTGGGAAATTCAAATGGCAGAGTGTGAATCGCCATACTTCGGATTAGTGCGCAATGCAGGGCATAATGCTACTAGACTTGCATACGATTTAGGAAGTTTAAGACACTTACAGGAGTATTTATGATAAATTGGTTATTTGGGTGGATAAGTATAGACTACCTAAAACATAAAGGAGTAATAAAGTGAAATACTTTATTGCATTATACATTGCTGGTTGGATATTTTCTGTAGCAAGGCTTTATTATCCTTCTATAAGATTTCTAAAATCAGCTGGCTCAGATAGTGCACTTGTGAAGCAAGAGTATTTAGGTTGGGTAGTAGCAATCGTAGGATTTGGTTTGACTACACCCTTAACCTTGCCAGTAGCTTTATCAGATAAACTATCAAAAGAGTTTATAGTTGCATTTTGCGACAAAGCTTTAAGTAATACATAATATGGCATATAGTAAAGAAGTAATAGACAGATTTGAGGGAGTTCTAAACTCTCCAAAACAATTTTCAGTAGGAAGATATAATCCTAAAGATCCCGATGTAGCAACAGGAATGCAAGGCGCACCTGCGTGTGGAGATGTAATGAAACTACAGTTGCGAATTGATCCCATTACAGATGTAATCAAAAGTGTTAAGTTTAAAACTTATGGTTGTGGGAGTGCAATAGCATCTTCATCATTATTTGTAGATATGCTAACAGGTAGCACAATAGAAGAGGCAAAATTAATTAAAGACAAAGATATTGCGGCAGCATTAAATCTTCCACCAATTAAACTTCACTGCTCAGTTTTAGCAGAGGGAAGCATCAAGGCAGCAATCGAAGACTGGGAAAGTAAGAAAGATAAATGTTAGATTTTTTATTTGGAGTTCCGTTTATGATAGCACAATTTTTATTTAATTTAGTTGCATGGTCAGCTTTATTTTATTATGGATTTATTATAGGTAAAGACGAATACGATAAATATAAAAACGGATACTATGATAAGTATTTTAAAAGTTAAGGAGATATATGAATTATTTATTACGGGCACTTATCGCCAAGTTAGAAGGAGAAATAGAGGTCGCAATAGCAAATATAACGGTGTATGAAAAAAATCCAGCAGGTATTGGAGAACACCCAGATGTTGTTGAGGCTGTAGAAACACAGATAGAAAAAATTGCACAAGCCGATGAGAAGATAGCAACTATAGAGAAGTTTTTTTCAAAATAGGAAATCGTTATAGATACTGAAAAATACTTCTTGACAAATGGTTTCAAATTCATTATAATATATTTATATTAAAAAAAGGATATACATGAGCGACAGATTCTACATGCAACAGTACGACCGAACAGGTTGGAAACC